GCCGGGAAATGGAATCAAAAGGAACATACCTGCCCCGAAATATGTGAAGCTTCAGTGCAGTGAGTTTCTTACGATCGCAAACGATAAGCACAGAACCTACTGCATCAGCGCAAGCAAGCTTCACCTTATAGAAAATGTTTTGTCAATAATGACTATGGCGAAAGGGCTGAAAGCCGGGCAGACAGTGAAAGAGGCTCTTGCGGGCTTCCAGTGGCTGTTCCTTGTGTCGGTCCTGTGTACGGTCTTCAGAGACGACCATGACCGCCGCCGCTATCAGACAGCTATATTCGAAATATGCAGAAAAAACGGAAAGACCATGCTGATAGGTGTGGTCTTTATCATTTTACTGCTGACAGAACCTAAATTTTCTAAATTCTATTCCGTCGCTCCTGACGGTTCCCTTTCGAGAGAAGTCAAGAGCGCGATAGAAGAGATAATCAAGTCAAGCCCTGCTCTGAATTCGAAATACCAGGGAAAAGACAAATTCAAGCTTATGAGAGACATGGTGAAGTTCAATATCAACGAGAATTCATATATTCCGCTGAATTATTCGAACAGTACCCTTGACGGTAAGCTCCCATCGGTATTTCTTGCAGATGAGGTCGGAGCTCTTCCGAACAGCTATGCTCTTGAAGCTATGCGGTCCGGTCAGCTCACAATACTTAATAAGCTCGGATGTGTTATCTCAACCAAATATCCAAAGCAGAACAATCCTTTTGAGGATGAAATATCATATGCAAAGAAAATCCTCGACGGAATCGTCGAAGATGATACAGTATTTGCCCTCCTTTATGAACCCGACAATACCAGCGAATGGATGACTGATGACCTGATCCTGAAGCATTCCAATCCGCTGGCATTGGAGGTTCCCGAAATATGGGAAGACCTTCTTCAGAAACGTTCTGCGGCCATCGAGGTCGAGAGCAGAAGGGAGAACTTCCTCTGTAAGCACTGCAACATCATGTATTCAGGAGCAGGAACAGAGACATATATCCCTGTCGAAGATGTTATCAAATGCAGAGACGAGGATATCAGCTGGGAAGGCAGAGAAGTATATCTCGGTGTCGATTTATCGATGACAAACGATAACACTGCGGTTGTTATGACCGCCTATGACGAGGATACAGGGAAGATTCTCGCACTGCCGATGTGTTTTATACCTGAAGGCAGAATCGACGAGAAGAACCGCGCTGAGAGGATAGATTACAGAAAGTACATAAACGCAAAGCAGTGTATCGCATGCGGAGACAAGACGATTGACTATCGTATCGTCGAGGAATATGTGCTTGATATAGAGAAAAAATACGGAGTAACAGTATGCGGAATAGGCTATGACAGATACAACTGCCTTTCATCAGCGCAGAAATGGGAGGCGGCAGACCTTCCATGCGTAGAAGTCAAACAGCATTCATCCGTACTGCATCCGGCTACAAAATGGCTGTCAGAAATGGTTGCTGACGGTCATTTTGCGTATAACACGAATGAATTATTCGAAATAAACTTTGAGAATGCGAAATGTTCATATGACACCAACATGAACAGATATGTTTCGAAGAAGAAGAGCAATGGCAAAGTGGATATGGTTGTCGCTCTTATCAACTCGGTATACATGCTGCAGCAGAATGCACTCTTCGGAGAGTATGCTGACTGGGCTGTAGAGATTTTGTAGGAGGTAACAGATGAAAATCGGACGTTTTGAAATCAGAACAAACGAACAACAGCCTCTGTCAGAGGTGGCTCTTGATGCCTCCCTGAGAGCGGCATTGAACGAGAATGTAGTGAATTCAAGGACAGCAATGCAGATTCCTGCGGTTGAGGCCTGTGTTAACTACATCACAGCTACCGTATCAAGCCTTCCTGTCAGATTATATAGAGAATCTGATGGCGCAAGCGAGGAAGTCAGAGACGATTACCGCCTCAGACTTGTCAATCAGGAGACAGGCGACCTTCTCGATGCGAAACAGTTCAAATCGGCTCTCATCAAGGACTATCTGCTTGATGGAGAGGGTTATGCCTTCGTTAACCGCAAGGGGACTAAAGTTGAAAGTCTTCACTATGTGGACAGAAGCTATGTAAGCTTCTCGGAAGCTGTGGACCCTATCTTTAAATCGGTTGACTTCCTTATTCAGGGCAGAAAATACCGCGAATTTGAAGTGATGAGGATGCTGAAGAACACAAAGAACGGCATCGATGGACGAGGCATTGTTGATACATCAAGCCTTCTGCTTGACACAATGCTCTCAACTCTTAGTTACGAGTCGAAAATGGTGAAGACAGGAAGCAAGAAAGGTTTCCTGAAATCGTCTAAAAAGCTGACTCAGGACATGATGAACCATCTGAGACTCGCATGGTCAAAGCTTTACGGCTCAAATTCAAGCGAGAGTGTTGTTGTTCTGAACGATGGCCTTGAGTTTCAGGATGCAGGACAGACTGCGGTTGATGCTCAGCTGAATCAGAACAAGACAAGCAACGCAAAAGAGGTTTACAAGGTATTCGGAATAAGCCCTGCCGTAATGGATGGCACGGCTTCAGAAGCGGATATCAAACAGACCATAAACACAGCGATCAAGCCTGTCGCACAGGCACTGCAGGACACTCTGAACCGTTTCCTTCTGCTGGAAACAGAAAAGGGTGTCTATTATTTTGAGGTTGACTTAGACAGCCTTGATACAACAAGCATCCTGACAAGATACCAGGCATACGAAATTGCAGTACGCAATGGCTGGATGAAGCTTGACGAAGTGAGATACGAGGAAGGACTCTGCTGTCTCGGACTCGATTTCATAAGACTCGGTCTTGATACAGTTATCTATGACCCTGTCGATAAAACGATTTACACTCCAAATACCAAAGAATGGGCTGTAATGACGAAAGGAGGTATGTCTGATGAAGGTGGAAATCAGGGGGAAGAATCAGATGTCGGTTAGCGGCTATGTGAATGTTGTCGGCAGAGATTCAAGAACACTCCGAGATGCCTCCGGTTCGTTTATCGAGCAGATCGCTCCAGGCACATTCGCACAGGCTCTGCAGAGCGGAGAACCTGTCGAATTGAGGTTCAATCATAACAGGACCTTAGACGATACAAACGGAACTCTTAGCCTTTATGAGGACGGTGTCGGTCTTCATGCCGACGCTGTTGTCACAGATCCGGCTGTAATCGAAGCGGCAGAGAGGGGCGAGCTCAGAGGCTGGTCCTTCGGTTTCGTCTGTAAGGGCGACAAATGGGAGACCAGAGAAGACGGCTCAAGGCATCGAATCGTTAACGCACTCGACCTGCACGAGGTTTCAATCCTCGATAAAACTCCAGCATATATCGCAACATCCATTGAAGCGAGAGGCGAGGAGGATATGCTGTGCGAATTCAGAGCATATGACACTATTGAAATCGTGAAGCATGAAGAACAGCAGGAAGAAGAGAGAGAACACTCGGAAAGCAACAGAAGCTACTACGAGAAGAAACTCGCACTTCTTAAACACATGAGAAAGGAGTAGCAACGCATGAGTTACAACATTGAGCCTTACAAAGAACAGGGCACAGGCAAAATCAAAGGTGCGATTGAAACTCAGGCCGCATCAGAAGCGGCTACAGTATCAGCTTTAAAAGATGATTTCAACGCATTACTCACAAAGTTAAAGAACAGCGGACTTATGAAGTCTGAATAGTGAAAGGAAACAGGTGACAAATGAACATTAAAGGATTAATCGAAAGAAGAAATGCAATCGTAGACGAAATGCATGCAATCGTTCCACAGGAAGAAAGAGCTTTAACAGAAGAAGAAACATCAAAGTTCGATGAACTCGAAAAGGAACTCAGAGCTCTTGACGAAACACTCGCAAGACTCGAAAAGCTGGAAGGCGAAAAGGTAAAGGAAGTAAGAGAAGCTATGGCTCCACAGGAATCTCCTGCAGTGGCAGAAGAAAGAGCATTCGTTGACTACGTTCTCGGCAGAACAAACGAAATCAGAGACGGCGAGCAGAACATGGATGCTACAAACGGCGGTGCTGTAATCCCTGTATCAATCGCGAACAGAATCATCACAGCTGTTAAGGACAGATGCCCAATCTTAGCTGGCGCAACAGTATACGCAGTTAAGGGTACTTTAAAGGTTCCTGTATATGGCCCTAAGACAGTATCAAGCACAGCTCATGATATCGCAGTAGGCTATCAGACAGAATTCACAGATATCACAGCTGATTCAGGCGCATTCACAACAAAGGACCTCGGCGGATATCTTGCTGGTGCTTTAACACTTATCGGCAGATCTGTTGAAAACAACGGAGCTTTCTCTGTAACAACATTCATCGTTGATCAGATGGCTGAAAAGATCGCTATCTTCCTCGAAGGCGAACTCTTAAAGGGTTCAGGTCACAGCAATAACCACGCAGAAGGTGCTCTTGCTACATCAAATACTGTAACAACAGCTGCAGCAAACAAAATCACATTCGACGAACTGCTCGACTTACAGGCATCAGTAAAACAGGCTTATCAGCAGAACGCATGCTGGACAATGGCTCCTGCTACATTCAACGAGATCAGAAAGATTAAGGACGGCAACGGTGTGTACCTCATGCAGAGAGATGCTTCTTCAGCATTCCCTTATACTCTCTTAGGCAAGCCTGTATACGTTTCAGACAACATGCCAGCAATCGCGGCTTCAGCAAAGGTTGTTCTGTATGGTGATTACAGTGGCTTATCAGTAAACATCAGAGAAAACATCTCTGTAGAAGTACTTAAGGAAAAGTATGCTACAATGCATGCTCTCGGTGTTGTTGCATGGGTTGAATTCGACTCAGTAGTGACAGATGCACAGAAGCTTGCTTGTCTCGTAATGCATTCTTAACTGAAAGAAGGCAGTCATGATAGTAAGCGAGATTACTGCGTTTGATCTCGCTGTTTATGCGAGATACGCAATAACATTATCTGACTATAATGCTTTGGCTAATAAGGGCGAGATTGAGCTCGCCCTTGAAGCCGCAAAGGGCTATGTCAGAAATTATACGAATGTCGACCTTGACAGCTCACTTGATTCGGAGCTGGCGGTCGCTGTGCTTGTTGTCGGTGCTGAAATGCTCGACAACAGACAGATGACAGCGCAGTACAGCACACAGAATCCGCTCGTGAAGCAGATTCTCGATATGCATTCTTCGAATCTTCTGCCGGAGGTGATGCTGTAGATGTTAAAGTTTAACTCACAGACATCAACCAGACTGAACAAAGTCGCTGATGTAATGTATATGGGCATCAGCCAGACGAAAGACGAACTTGGGCAGTATCCTATTGTCGAGACTAAACTCTGTACTATACCATGCGGAGTTACTCCTCAGACAGGTTCAATGCTCAACGGCAGAGCCGCCGACACGGTACTGACAAAGACCACTCACAAGGTTATTATCAGATATCGCGCAGATATCGGTCCCAAAATGTGGCTTGTGATAGGCGGTGTCAGGTATGACATTTTATATATCATCAATCCATATCTCGGGAATGAGACTCTTGAACTGTTCTGCGAGGTTAAAGAATAC